GGTAGATGCTGCTGGTACACAAGGTGCTCTTAGTGGATCTTATGTGTACGATATGTATTCATTATCTGGACAAACTAGTGCGAATGCTTTTTCAGATTCTACTTTAGGTGCTGGTGTTGTATTTGGTGGAACTTGGTCTAGACCATCTTCTCCTTTTGAAAATCAAGGAGATCCTATAGGTGAATCCTCTGGTGTATTTGAGTTCCCTTCTGTAGGTTTTTATAAGATTAAAGTATTACTCCAGATGGTTAATGAAGCTGGTGGATCTAATTGGAATGCTAAGATGAATTTAGAGTATACTAATGATGGTGGAATAAGTTGGAATTCTGTATCCCAATGGTGGGATAATCTATCGGGTGGTACTAGTGGTAGTAATAGATATCGTCATCCAAGTATTGACCATGCTCTAAATATTACTAACATAAGTCAACAAAAAGTGAGATTGACATTTAATAGTAGTAGTCAATCAGTTTCCTTTATGAATTCTAATATTGCATCAAATGACTATACAAATGATCCTCCTAGATCTACAATAACTTTTGAAAAAGTAATTCAATCATAATAAAATGGCAATAAATTTCCCAACTAATCCTAATATAGACGATACACATTCTGCTTCTGGTAAGACCTGGAAGTATGATGGAACAAGTTGGAATCTTGTCATTGCTTCAACATCTGTTGGTGATGCAGGAGCAAAAGGGCAAAAAGGTGAAAAGGCTGATGATTCTCCACAAGAATTTGATATGTGGTGGTTGGCAGTAGTATCAAGTGTAACACAAGACGGTAATCCATATAATAATGAAGTTATTGGTGATGGTAATACTCGTACTGGTAATATGGGTAGAGTAACTAGTGCTGGATTTGCCGTTTCTGGTGCTGGAATGAGTGAGAATAATGGTGTATTTAATTTTCCTACTACTGGGCAGTGGAGTGTTAAATCAGAAGTATTTGGATATGGAAGATTATCTGTTGCTAATACTCTTACTAATTTTACTGTTAGAATAAATTATTCATCTGATGGTGGAACATCTTGGACTGATGTTTCAGAAGCACATACTATTACTTCAAATGATGTATATCCAAAATTAGGTCATAATAGTCAAGAATATATTTTTAATATTACTGATCTTGCACAGCAGCAAGTTAGGTTTTTGATTGATAGTAGTGAACCTATGCAGATTGATTATCCTTCTGGACAACCAAGTAGGTTTATATTCCATAAACTGGAAGGAATGATTGGGGATAAAGGTCAAGAAGGTGATAAAGGTATTAAGGGAGAAGTAGGTGTAGGTGATAAAGGAGAACCTGGTGCTGGTGAAAAAGGTGTAAAAGGTGAGAAGGGACTTCAATCAACCGTACCTGGATCAAAAGGAGATAAAGGAGAAACTGGTGCTGATTCTACAGTTGCAGGACCTAAAGGTGAACCAGGAGATAAAGGAGATATAGGTGATAAAGGTCAGAAAGGTGCTACTGGAACTGTTGCTTCATCAGCATCATTTACTAACTTAAATGTAACTGGTATTTCCACATTGGGTGGTACTGGAATTGGTAACACTGTTGGTATAGGATCTACTGCTTATTTTGGTGATGGTGGAATAAAACTTCAAGGAGTATTAACGGGTAGAACATCTGGTAATAAAATTAGGATTAACAGTCATATAATTCCTGAAGCAAATGCACAATATGATTTGGGTAATGCTGAGTATAAGATTCGACATTTATTCTTATCAGACAATAGTATAAAGTTTGTATCTGATACTAATGTAGAGAAATCTCTAGGTGTTGATTCTAATAACTTAATGTTTGATGGTAAACAAGTTCTAGGAAATGTAGTTCTTAATAGTGTTGATAATAATGATACTCTAAGTTGGAATGGTAGTAATTGGGTTAATGTACCTCCTTCTGGAAGTCCAGGTGGATCTGCTAATCAACTCCAATACAATGATGGAAGTGGTTTTGCTGGTTCTAATTTAAAGTATAGCTCTAATTTGGATGGTTCATTAGAATGGACAAATGCTAGTGGTACACCAGGTGCAAGGATATCTTGTTACCATAGTACTATTAGTGGAGGAGATAATTCTATAATCTTCTATGCTGGTGGTGGATTATTAGGAACCCTCAATATGAGGATATTTAATAATAGCGTTACTGTATATGGTGCTCTTACTAAGGGTAGTGGATCGTTTAGAATACCTCATCCTCTTGCTGGTCTTTCAACCACAAAAGATTTAGTACACTCATTCATTGAAGGTCCACAATGTGATAACATTTATCGAGGTAAGGTTGATTTAGTAGGTGGTACTGCTACAGTTAATCTTGATACTAAATCTGATATGACTGCTGGAACCTTTGTGGCATTAAATAGAGATGTACAATGTTTCACAACCAATGAATCAGGATGGACTGCTGTTAAGGGCTCTGTTTCTGGAAATACATTAACTATTACTGCACAAGATAATAGTTGTACTGATACTATTTCTTGGATGGTAATTGGTGAACGCCAAGATGATAATATTAAATCAAGTAGTCTTACAGATGCTAATGGTAAGTTAATTATGGAACCTAATCAAATCCCACTTCCTCCTACAAGTTAATGGCAATAAATTTTCCCAATAATCCTAATATAAATGATGTTCATGCTTCCTCTGGTCAGTCTTGGAAATGGGATGGAACTACTTGGAAATCCACTGGTAATACAGGGGATATTGGAATAGCAGGTATTAATACTGAAGGAACATCAGAGTTTAATAATATTAAGGTAGCTGGTGTAAGTACTTTTGTTGGAGTAAGTAGTTTTAGTAATTCTGTTGATTTTCATAATAATGCAAGATTTAAAGATAATGCACCACTTTATTTTGGAGGAACCCCATTAACTGAAGGTGGTACTGGTGCTGATTCTAAGTTACAAATTAATGGTAACTCTAACGGCATGGCGATGATAAGTGCTGGAGGAAATCTTAATACTGGTGAGATTACAGTACGATCTAGTGATTTATTTGTTGAAGATAAAGGTAGTGTTGGTATAGTTACTGTTAGAAATAGTGGTGTAACAGTATCTGGTATGGTAACTGCTACAGCATTTAGTGGTGATGGATCTAATTTAACTAACCTTCCTAGTGCTCAAGGATCATCTACTGTTGGTGGTGCTACTTTCGTTGCTGCTGCAGGACAAACAGAGGTATTAGATAGTATTGCTACAAGTAATCTGACTGCAGATTATAATTTGTATTTTAGTCATGCTCTTGGTAAGCAATCACAACAAGTTACTATATTAAATGATGGATCTAGTTCTTATTCTCAAGAATCTGGAGTATCTTTTAATAATTATTTACTTGTTTCTGTTGGATCATCTATTGTTGGTGGTAACTTAACTCTAAATGCTATACCAGAAACTGGAGTTACTGGAACAATAACTTATAAATTTCTTAGAACGGAGGTATCATGATTAGTACAACATTAGATTCAAATACTGGAAGAGTTCTTGTTGTATATCCTGATACTCAGCAAGCATATACTGTGTGTGTAAAGGACGCTTTAGATTGGCAAGAGATTCATGATTATATAATTGATGAAAATAATATAGACAATATACCAAATAGAAAGATTGATTGTACTTCAGAGATGAAATGTTCTCCGAAGAGAAGTGTATATGAAATGTCTCCTGCAGAAGCAGATATATTAAAAAATCACCCCAAAGTTGAATGGGTTCTTAGATCTCATTTATATAATGAGTATGAGATAGAGCAGAGAAAATATGACCAGGAGTTTGACAGTCATCTAACCACTGATAGATTTAAATATCCTGTTAGAAATAGAAGAGATTCTTCTGGTGGTGGAGGTAATCCAGGTGGAGTATTGGATTTTACTCAGTGGGGATTATGGAGACATTCAAATAAATTTAATGTTTTTGGTCCTAATCCAGAGGTTCCAGCTGAAGTACATTATACTTTGACTGGAAAAAATGTTGATGTCGTTATTATGGACACTGGTGTTCGTTGGGATCATCCAGAGTTTTTAAAACCAGGAATCACATCTGTTCCTGATCCTACTGCTTGTGAAGATTATACTAGAGTAAGAGATATATTAATTCATGGTCAATCTGAGTATAATATTAATTGGGCTGCTGAAGGTTTGGTTGCTCCTGGAACTTCAACACTAGCAAATTATAAAGTTAATTCTGCTTTAATGATGGATAAAGGATATTCTGGTTATCCTTATAGTATAAGTTGGCACGGTAGTCATGTTGCTGGAACTGCTGCTGGAAATCAATTTGGTCATGCTTTTGAAGGAAATATATGGTCTATTGCTTGTGTTGATAGAAGTGATTGTGGATGGTCAAATCCTTCCGATGGATTTGATTATATTAAAGTTTGGCATAAGAATAAACCAATTAATCCAGAAACAGGTAGAAGAAATCCTACTGTAGTTAATGGTAGTTGGGGATTTAGACAGTTCTTTACTGCAGCAAATAATTATACTGCTACTGAAAGAGGGCAAACTTTCCCTAAAGCAGCAATGTCTTCAACTGCTTGTCCATCTGTTTATTGGATGTCCACTTGGGGACCATATAAACAGTTTACTTCTGTGCAACTATATGGTCAATCAGAAGCTGATGAAGTATTTGCAGATCCTGATTGTAAAGATATCGTATGGTGCTTTGCTGCAGGTAATTCTGATGATAAGCAAGAGATACCTGTAGGTAGGGATTATGATAATACAATAGACACTGCTACTTTTGTATATACTGATGGGTATACTAACTATTATAATAGAAGTGGAACACCTGCATTTACTCATCAAGATAAAGAAGATGCTGCAATCGTTGTTGGATCTATAGATGTTTCTACACAAGGTGGAACGGATCAAGAAAGATGTTCTTCTTTTAGTAATAGAGGACCTGCTGTTGATGTCTGGGCTGGTGGATCTAATATTCTTAGTCCATATGATGCTGGATATGCTGACCCAAGAAATGGAACATTTTACAATTATGCTATAAGTGGAACCAGTATGGCAACACCTCAAGTGTGTGGTGTGATGGCATTGTATTTGGAAGCTAATCCAGGTGCTACAAGGGCACAGGCAAGAAAGTGGTTATTTGAACATGGTTCTTTAGAAATGCCATCTACTGCTTTTTATGATCCATATACAAGTAATAGTGCAACTGATTCAAACTATTGGGGCAACACTTATAGTCTGAAGAGTTCTCGTCGTAGGATTTTATATAACCCATATGCTAATAATGGGGAAGCATCATTAAGTTCCTAAATCTAAATAAGTAAAAATAACAATGGCAGAAAAAGGTTTCGGTGTAAAGAAAATTAGTTTTGTTCAACCTTCTGGTAGTCCAACACTTACAAGTCCTAATAACATAAATTTAAATGCTGTAAATGTTGCTATTAGTACTGATGTATCAATTGGTGCAACCTGTACTGCCTATGAGTTTAGAGGTGCTATTGCTAGTTGGGAGATTGGTAATGATGGATCTGATCATTATAGTTTCAAAGGACCTGGATTAGATGGTGGAACTAGATTTGATCCTGATATAAATCTTGTGAGAGGGCAGAGATATATTTTCCATAATAGATCTTCAGGACATCCGTTTAGAATTCAGAGTACTCCTAATGGATCTGCAGGTACACAATATAATATTGGTGTAACTAATAACGATGGTGCTGCACCAACAGATATTGTATTTGATGTTCCACAGGATGCACCTAATATTTTATTCTATCAGTGTACTGCTCATCCTGATATGGGTGGTAAATTTATTATTGGGAATATTCCTTCAATTAATGAATATGCACTTGCCTCACCTGATAGAGTTATAGATGTTTCTGATGCAGGAAAAATAGTTAGGATGACTAATAATGTATCTGGTGGTGGCATAACTGTTCCTCAAAATGCATTATTACCAGGTCAGGAAGTTACGCTTGTCAATGATGCTAATGGAGTTGTAAATGTGAGTGCTCTAAGTGGTGTTCAATTTATAGAGCTGCTGCCTAATAACAATGGTGGAAATATAGTAACTAGTCTTACAATGTATACTCTTTCAATGCTTAAATTATTGTGTGTAGCAACTGATAGATATTATGTCTATGGTCATGCAGGCATTAACTTAT